ATCTTGTTTGAGGCAAGGTCGATTTCGTCAAGGAGCAAGACAGCCCCTCTGTTGAGAGCTTCAACAACTGGTCCGTTGTGCCAGACGGTTGCGCCGTCAACAAGACGGAAGCCGCCAATGAGATCATCTTCATCAGTTTCGATTGTAATGTTTACACGGATCAATTCTCTCTTTGCTTGAGCACATGCTTGCTCTACAGAGAAGGTCTTACCGTTACCTGATAGTCCAGTAATGAATGCTGGATAGAAGACCTTAGATGTAATGATCTTCTTAACGTCATTGAAGTTTCCAAACTTGACAAACTTTTCATCAAGGTCTGGAATAAGATTTTCCTCTACAGCAGGTAGAACAGTAGGTGAAGCAATTGCTTTCTCAAGGATCTCACGTCCTTCTTCTACAGTGAGGTTCCAAGATCCACGCTTAACCTTGTACTGATCCAACTTACGTGCAACAGTAGGATAACCAACATCACGACTACGGGCGAACCTCTTTACTTGTGCGGCATTGATTTCAGTACCAAATTCAGCACGTAGTTCTTCAACGAAGTTCACTGATAGTTTTCTTTCAAATGGCATCGGTTCCTTTGTTTTGTATGTATATACAATAGCATTAAAAAACCCCCTGTGTAAGGGGGTTGTGCCAGTTTGTCAACTGGTTACCCTAGTTTCAAAATGCAACTGGGATTGCCACTTGTATTACTTTCTATATTAATCTTCCCTATGGGTATAGTATTAAATGCAATTGACCATCTATTAGTTACATCCTGATGGGGTAAAGTACCATGCTCTATCCAACTAGGGAAGAGAATTAATCGACCTTCTTTAATAGGTACGATTGCAGTCCTAGGTATACTATCTGACGGTTGTAAAGAATTGATAGTTCTAGGTATTACAGGATCATTAAAGAATATTGGTGCACCACCAGTCAAATAATAAACCCCACTAATATAACTCATCCTATGTACATGAGGTATCTGTTGAGAAGAAGTATTCTTTGGATACTTATTACCCCAACAAATACTAATACCCAATTCCTCACAATCAATTTTCAATTCTTCTACATATTCTTTCAAAGATTTTTTGAAGAAAGAAATAAGATCTGAGTACACCTCCTTTTCATGAAGGTAATGATCTGTCTGCCAACACCTCATCATAGGATGTATATTCTCAACACCATTATTGAGAAAGTTTTCCTTTTCTAATAGAGGAACAAGTCTTTGGTTGATTGACTTGTCCTCTATCTCATACTCATGAAGAGTAACTGGAAAAATATCAAATGCACTCATGCTATCCTCTCAATAAATGATGTAAGAATTTTCTTGTTCATCTTTTTAGACCCAAGAGACTTACTAAATGCTCTCTTAATCTGAGCTTTAGTAGCATCTTCTTCGACTTCAAACTCTGTATCATTATCTAGGGCACCAGTGTGTAATGCATACTGTACTGTCCAATAAGAAGTTGTGCATATAAAAGCTTTAGTCTTCTTCCATTGCTTATCTGCTTCTTCCCATCCACTATAGTCACGTCCCATGCAGTGACGCTTGAAGCGTGACCACTCACCAGATCCAAGAAGATAGATATTCATAAATTCACACTCAGGAAAACGATCTCTAAGTTGCTCAACATAAGTTGCAGTCTGATCTATTTCATTATCAAACTTATATGTCCTACCAGTCTTACGATCACGTAAGTAAGTAACTCCACTTATATTTTTTCTCCAAACTCTTTGCCCACCTTGATCACCATAACGATCTATCTCACTACCATACCCACATGGATATCCTTCACCATCAGTTAAACTAATAACATGAACTTTCTCAGCACCTGTACGCTGTCTGAATGCTGGAATGATTTCATTCATAGAAATCAATGCTTCATTAAGTGGAGTGCCACCCATACCTAAAGACATAGGAACACCAACACTACGATACGCAAGAGAGTATGCAAGTCTAAAGACATTCTTTATCTGTCTCTCATGCTTACGATTATTAACTGTGCTAGTTAAGATGTTAACCATGTTAAATTCATGGCAGACAACTTTGTTCTTTGCACTCTGATCAAGATCGTATGTATCCCTAGAGTATGCACGATATGCATCTGTGAAAAGATATACATCATAAGCAATTCCAACCTTACGACAGAAAGATACTAATGTAATCAACTGTTTGATTGTTGGTAAGATAGAAGTGTGCATAGAACCAGACCAATCAACATTAAAGATCAATCCATGGTTCTTACCATTAGGGATAGTAGTTACCTTCTTAAAGATATCCTCGTTATATCTGTAAGTATGAAGCTTCGTTGTATCGAGAACCCCAGTGCGATTAACAGCAGCACGAGCATAACTCGAAGCTGCCTTGCGGCACTCAAACTCTTTGACCAGATAGTTGACTTCTTTAGCATTTGAAACTTTGAATTTTTGATAATCATCATCAAGATTTTGTAAACTCTTCATCCAATATCTTGCCATATGTAGATCACTCTCATCAGCAAAATCTTTAATTTCACCTAAGTTCTCCTTTGCTGTATAGTATGCATCCAATTCAGCAGAGACTTCTTTGTTACTGACAATTACATCTTTACCTATAGTGTCAGGCAATTCAATATAAACATTCTCACGTCCCTGACTGCGATCCACCAAGAACTTCAATGCTTGCTCAAGATTATCTGCAGTTCTTACTGTTGGTGCCTCACCATTCTCTACCTGACCATTACCACGACCTGCTTGCTCACCACCAGGTTCCTCACCAGGTTCACCCTGCTCAGATCCTTGAGTAGTGTCAGAAGATGTATCTTCATACTCAGTATCATCTTCACCTAAGTCAGGACGCTCATCATTATCAAACATAGGATGCTCAGGCTTATTAAATTCCATCTCCTGCTGTACACCTGCTTCCTCTTCTTGCTCTTCCTTCTTCTTATCTAATTCTGATTGACAGTAGGAAAATATTTTCTTAGCAAGACTAAGTGCATCATCAAAAGTCTCTAACTTAGATGCCTCATCACGATATGATATCTCTTCTTCAGTGAAAGGAACATCAATAAAATTACCAATCTTAAAATATAAATTTAACTTGTCTGCAAGATTTAAGTTAGACCATTCAACACCTTCAATCTGAAAGAAATCCTCTTCAGAAAGGGTCTCATAACCAGCAAAGAATGTCTTAGGAAGACCTTGGTATCTACGCTTCATTAGCTTCTCGATACGAATGTCCTCTGTAACGTTTACAAACTGCTGAGGAACTTCATTGATGTGATCCCATTCGTTAGGAGTGTATAGTGCGTGACCAACTTCATGTGCAATCAAAAGATCAGTCACTGCATTCACTCTATGTGACCAAGTAGGAAGAGTTAGTACTCTAGTATCTACATTAAACTGTGCTGTTGAAACCTGACGATGCTCTACAATCAAGTCCTCTTGTGCAAGCAATTTTGCTAATGATTCCTTGACTAAGTTCATAAGGTTCCTCGTGTATGTACATAGTATAAGACCCCTTCCGTCTGGAAGAGGTCTTGAGTAGACACTTTATTAACTGTCTACGTCTTGCTCTTGCTTGGCGCAGCATTTGGGGTTTGAGAGACCGCTTTTGGTCTTTCTTTGAGTGATGCTGCCAGTTTGGAACTCTCATGAAGTTTCTCCAGTGCGGTTAGCAGTTCAGGTGTTTCTTCCCAAGACCACTCTTGTGAGTGCTTAGGATTCTTCTTAGTCACAGTATGGGTACGTGTGGTCATAGGATACGTGCGAACAAATACCATAATACACCACCTGTCAAGGCTGTGTCAAGTAGCACCAGAGAAATATTTATGATCATTGCGGGGCAGGAGCACCTTTAACTGTACCAGGAGCAATATGGATAGTACCATGTAAGTGTGCATGAGCGTGCTCTAGAAGATGATCAAGCTTTGTGTTGACCTCACCTAGCAAACGTAGAACCTCTGGATCAGTACCTGCTGGAGATACAAATGCTGCTGGATCTACTGTGAAATTAACATCACCCGTAGGATCAGGAGTGAATGTAATATTTGGTTCTGTTGAAGTTGTATTGATTGTAATATCTTCGTTCAAAAGTCCTGGTGATGTAGTCACTTCTATACCAGGAATTGCTGATCCTGATCCTATATTTTCATTTGGGTCGTCTGGAAGATTACCAGCAATTGCGCCTGAATAAGTCATAGATGGTTCGTTGATTGTCAATTATTTATTGGGTTACCATGCCCAACTCACTCCTGAGTAACGTTCTCCTTCAAGTGCTTCTGTAACACCATGAGGATAAAGGAATAAGGATGGGAACATAAGTATGTCACCTTTACCTAAAGTTATAACATAATCTTCCCAAAAATACAAGTCTGCTCCCTTATAATCTTCATTAAAATTGATAATAATACTAAGGATAGGGATACCTTTTCGATCTCCATCAAAGATGGAATAGATATGGTCGTGATGCTGACGCATTATCTGACCCTTGCTATACTTATTGAAACGGATAGTTGAAAACTGATAAGCAATCTGATCTGTATTAGGACCAAAGAAACGAAGCTTTTCATTACATCTATTGAAAGTCTGATGTAGATATGGATTGATCATATCCTGTAACTCAGGAGTAATGTCCTGTACATCCAACTCCTTTGTTTTCTCAGACCAACTTGTATCTTGTATCTGATTGTACCAAGTATGTGGAACCCACTTCCTTTCCTTAATTGTACTTACAATATAATCACAGATTGCTACAGGTAAAGCACCCTTCTCCAGATAAAGAAACTCCTTCAGGGTTGCGTCTGGATGGTTCATTCTTCTTTAGTAATTACTGAGAAGTTCTGTTTCTTCTCCACGACTAGAGTGGAAGCAAATTTATCTTGAAGTGTTTCTGTCTTATGAGAGATAACAAATACATTAGTCTTATCTGAAACGGTATGAAGTATCTTCATAAAATCATCAGTACCAGATGTATCCAGACTACTATCAAATATCTCATCCAGTATCAACAGGTTAGTATTGGCACTGTTCTTCATCTTAGCAATGGTTCTCCATGTGAATAGAAGTGCTAGATCAATCCTCATCTTCTCACCCTCAGAGAAAGAAGGGTATGAGAACTCATCTCTAAATCTAGATTTAATAGTCTCTTCAAAATTCTCATTGAGTTCAAATGACACATAGAAATCCAATTCTTTCAGATACCTATTGATCAACTGGTTCATGACAGGTAAGTATCTCTTAATAATACCTGCCTTGATACCAGTATCTCTTAGCATATTAGAAACAACATCAAAATTATTACGGGTAGTTTTATTAGAAGAGAATTCCTTTTCTAATACAAGCCCATCCCTAGCCATTGCTTTTAATTTTTCCTTCTCACCTTCAATGTTATGTCCATTACCTGAAGCAATCTTCTCTTCAATCTTTTTAATCTCTTTCTTCTTCCACTGAATTTCTCTGTTACAGTGACTAATGTTCTGCTGAACTGTCCTCAAATCATCTAAGATAATTTCCTTTTCAGTTAGCTTAGTAACAATAGCATCAAGATTTTTCTTAAGAGCTGCTGTTGCATCCTTCAATTCATTTAAAGATGCATCAATCTCAGTCTTCTTATCGTGTTTTAATTCTTCTGTGAGTGACTGCTTGCAAGTTGGACAAGTATCATTCTTCTCATAAAACTTATACTCTTTACTAAATGCTTTCTTCTTATCTTCAAATCTAGATTCGTACACACGAAGTTGTGTGTGCTCTTTATCTAAATCTCCATAAGCTTCCAAGCTCTTATCATACGATGCAGATATATCTAAATTACCAACAACATCATCCATAAGAGTAGAGATGTCTTTTTCTAAAGAAGTTATTTCTACCTTACGTCTAGCATCATTTGCTGAAGATTGTTCTTCAAGATTAGCAATAAGGCTCTGTTGCATCTCAACCCTATTCTTTGCATTCTGTACTCTATACTCACACTCTCTAAGTGCTTCTCTAATTCCTTTTGCCTTCTCCTTAAGAAGGATATTCATAGTAGAGAAGATACGAATATCAAGAAGATCTTCAATAACTTCTCTCCTATTGGGGGGTGTAAGTTGCATGAAAGGAACAAAGCTAGATGATCCTAAGACCACCACCTGAGTAAATGATTTATAATTCAACCTCAGTATACTTTGTTCCAGGTATTTTTGCTGTTCTATGGAAGATGCCTCTTCCTTTTGTTTTTCACCATTAAGATAGATCTCAAACACATTGGGTTTTGCCCCTCTGCGTACCATATAGTCACGAGAACCAATACTAAAGTCTAACTCAACAAGACAATCCTTTTCGTTAACAGCATTAACTAACTGAGACTTAGTAATTTTACGAAAAGGTTTGTTGAACAAAGCAAAGCACATGGCATCCAGGAAAGTGGATTTACCAGCACCGTTTGTACCAACTATCAGAGTAGCGGGACTTGTATCAAGTCTTATCTCACTAAAAACATTACCAGTAGAAAGAAAATTCTTCCATCTGACAGACTTAAAAAGAATCATTCGACAAAAACTATTCCCTAGGCGGTACTACTATATCATCAGGAGTGACAACATAATATTCATGACCGTGTGTAACACAAGCATGGATAATCTCTCGATCATCCACCTCTACAACTGACATGTCTGGAAAGTCATCAGCTTCCAGGAGTCCAGCATAGCGTAAAGCGTCGTCTTTGTCAAGGAACATGTATACTAACGGATTACCTTTACCAGAATTTACCGAATATGCACCTTCATCTTCTTTACCTTGCAATGATAGAATATACATCAAACTAACTCCAGTGCTTCCACATAAAGAGACTTTAGAATTGACTTAAGGGCAGGTTTATTTGAATGCTCCATATCGTCAACATACTTCTCTAATATAGTTAGGGTATCTTCCTTCTCTATATCTATCTCCTCATTCAAATCCTGCTCAAAGGATGGGTCTTCAATAACTTTAATCTCATGCACACCAGCAGCATACAGTTGACTAATAAATCTCTCAAACTTATCTGTATCTGTTTTCCTTTCTACAATAATCTTAATAAAGCTTTGATTGTACTCATGAAACTTAAATAGACCTGATTTAATTTGATCCTCATTATAATATATCTTCTGATATATCTGATATGGATTTTCAATAAACTCTAACTTCTTAGTATTAGTATCAAATATATGGAACCCACGGTTCTGATTATAATCATTCCAATAGATCTGATATGGATTACCTAGGTATGTTATATTCTCTCTAGTACTTTTCTGGTGATAATGACCTGAGAATACCTTATCAAATTTCTTATAAGGAGAAGTAGCATGGCCATGATCCATGATGTATCCTCTATGTGCCTCGAACCCATTAAGTTCTAAGTGACCCATTGCTACTGGACAATCACTCTGTTCAATGAGAGCATAGGTCTCATCATGGTTCTCAGCATTTATCCATGGGATGAATAGGATAGGTAGACCACCTATCATAACCTCAGTAGCACTATCATATATTTTAATATTATCATACTCACCAAGAACACTCTCAAGAGTATTGACCTTATTAGTATCCTTAAAATATGCAGTATGATTCCCAACTAAAGAATGGACTGTCACACCCATATCCTTAAGACGAGAGAAATAATTATCTGTACTCCACTGAGCAGCCCATAGATCTAAGTTCCTACGGTTATCAAAGGTATCACCTAGATCAAGAACAGTATCGATCCCGCGTTTTTTTATGGTAGGAAAGAATATATTATCATAAAACTTCTTAAAGAAATCATGAAATACACGACTAGACTTCCTAGCACCGAAGTGCTGGTCTGTTATAATTGCTACTTTCATTTATCTTTAGACCTATTGATAAGACTAATAAACTTATCATTAGCAAATGTACCACCTAAACATACATCAATATCATCACCATCCTTCCAATTCTCAGTACCATCCTTCTTGGTATGAGCCAATGCCTCAGTAAGGTCATCAATAATCTTCTGCGTAATTTTCATCTTGCTCTTAATACGGGTGGAACTTTACCTGCCATAGCCATGCCAAAGAAATTCATAGTCAATCTCTCTTTAGTTCCAAAAGTCTTGACACCATGGTGGCATCTACTATTAAACATAACAAATCTGTTATAGACATTCTCCACCTTAACGGTTTCAATATACTGATCGTGAGAAGCATCGAATGCTTTCTCATATTCCTCATCAGGAATGCTATCTCCTAAGTAGGTCTTCTCCTTCACTTGGAGTTCCTCTTTAAACTGTAAGGAGTAACCATTCTTTGCTTTATACACTGAGGTTCCAGTATCAGGTTCTGCATCTTTGTTTAAGTATACTATACCACCGAAGAGAGTGTCAATGTCTTGATGGATCCATCCACGATTTTTCTTATGGTACTGTTCTTCATGGAAAGGTCTTATCTTCTGAAAGTGAAGTTGCAGTTCCCAAATATCTGGGACTGTATCATGAAACAACAAATGAATTTTCTCACCAACATAAGTGAACAACCGATTTTCCTCAAGATGAAGTCCTTTAGTTCTTACACCTGGCCAGTTACCAATATCAGGTGGATAATACTTTAGACCATTTGCTATCTCTACAATAGCATCAGGGTCTTCAAAGAAATCATCAATAATAACAACAGGGTATGTCACTTAATTTTTATTTCAACGTTCTCTTTAATGGTATTATAATCTGAATGGCCTGACTTATCATCGGTATGGAATACCTGATCATATCCAGACTTAGTTAAAATCTTATTCTTAATTTCTAACTGACGTTTCTCCTTCTGTATTCTCCTAAGAAATGCATAGTATATAATCTGAGTAAAATATGCAAAAGGATTATTAGACTTTGCTGGATTAAAATTCTCTATGTATTGTACACAGTTCTCAATGCCATCACATATCATATCCTCTCGGAACATGTAGTTGACAAAGTTTGGTTTGTATGATAGATGTGTAGCAATCTTTAAAAAGCATTCCCCAATATAATTACTGATACGAGGACGTGGTTCACCCTTCTCCTTTGCTTCAGCACATGCAGTTTTGAAAACAATAAGTGCTTCTAAGAACTCTTTATTATTTACATAATGCTCCGATACAACTTTTTTCTTTCTCATTTGTTGTTTTAAATGTATGTATATAATAGCAAAAAAACACCCTTAAGTCAATGGGGGCTTGACAAGAGTGTTATTCATGAGTAGAATACGAGTGTGCGAGTTCAGAAAGAGAAGTAGCTACTTATTAAATATATTATCTAACTTAGCTCTTGCTTCCTCTACAGTAGCAATTCTTCCTGTAGCATCTGTAATAATATCACCATTCAATCTTCTCAGTGACATAGCATAGAAGACTTGCACTTCAGTATCTACTTCAACAACAGTAATAACTTTATCTTTTGGAATAATAAATTCTTCTTCTCTAGAGAATTTCATCCAGGGCGAAACTTTTGCACCTTGTTTATTTCCTTGTAGCATTACCTCTTCAACTTCAATAGGGTTCTCTACAATTAAGTAATCTCCATTGTCATCATGGACGGAGGTAATAACAGCAAGAATTTCTTCTCCGCTTACTAACTTTAGTGCTGCAAGAAATTCGGGTTTTTCCATTTCCTTATTTAATTCGGACATCGATGAATTCATAATCAAAATTTTCTTCATTGTATATTTTCACTCTTTCAACAAGATGGTTCAATGTGTAGTTCCTGTTAGATCCCTTTGATATGTCATCAGCAATATCATATAGTATTGCCTTACGATCATCTATACTTCTTCTGAGGACTCTGCCAATGGATTGGAGATTTCTAATTCGGGACTTACTGGGGCTTGCGAACACGACGTTGTTAAGATTCCTAATGTTGATACCAGTACTAAAAGTCCCATAGCTGGCAACAATGATGGAATCATTTGTCGTCTCTGCGATCTCTCTTGTTCTTTCTCGATCTTCAACTTCCACTCCTCCATGGACTAGAAAGACTTTACGGTCTTTCCCTACCTTATTATTTATCAAGTCGAAGAGGGGCATACCATGCCGTTCAACGTAGTTGAACAGGACGAGTGTGTTTCCAGTCAGGTCACAAACTAAATTACGAATGAATTTATTCCTTCCATCATGCTCAACAAGGTAATCCATTTCCTGCTGATAACTATCAAAGGATTGTTGATCATGTTTAAGTACCAATACTTTTATTTCAAATTCAGAAAGGTGGCCTTCCTTAATTAACTTCTCTGTTCGAGTTATCTTATCTACACTACCAAAGACACCCTCTAGTACTAAACGATTGGTCTGTAGTCCATCTAGTGTACCTGTGAACCCTACACGATACTTACAGTCGTAGAGTTTATTCATGATGCTAGTCAGGGACTTAGCTTTAAATAAATGAGCTTCGTCTCCTATGATTGCACCAAAGATATTAAAATATTTCTTAGGTAATTTATATACTGACTGCCATGTGGTTATTATCACATCCTTGTCAGACCTAGGATCTGCACCAGCATATACTCTATGGCAATGATGCTCTGAGTTCCAACCATACTTCTCAAAGTCCTTATACATCTGCTCAACGAGTGATGTAGTAGGAACTACTATCAATGTTCTTAAATTCTTTTTCTCCCAGAAACGTGCGAGAGCATAGATCATTAAAGATTTACCAGAACCAGTAGGTGATAAGAGTAATTTTCGTCTGTGTCTTAACGCTTCGTATATACCTTTGTACTGGTAGTCTCTAACTTTAAACGGCAGGTTCAATGATTTGACGAACTCTCCGATCCCTTGGGGTGTGATGAATTCATCCACCGTTGATGGAAGTCCGAAAAATTCGTTATCTTTAAAGATGACATCATACCCCTTCTCTTCGCAAAACGAAGTAATATAAGGGAGAAGGCCAACATAAATCTCGCCTGTACCTGGGGAGAATAATTTGATTTTTCCATCCCAATACCTCTTCTTGTACGCTGACATGAATTTGGCTTGAGGCACTTCAAAAGTAAACTCGTCTGCTAGTTCGTACCCTACATGAGGTTCGCACTCAATTGTTAAATAGACTTCGTTCTTCTTCTGAATAATAACATTAGATTTCATAACCTTTCAGGAACTTAGCAAACTCAATTGCATTT